GTTTAAGGAATATCACTTCCACTATAACGTAGCACAGGGTGGTTTCTTGTGCCCTAAGCATAACTTCGGAGACGAGTGCTCGGTTTGTAATTTTGCAAGCAAGCTCTGGAACGAAGGTACAGATGATAGTAAGAAGATGGCGAAGGACCTCTTTGCCAAGAAGCGATTCTTTTCTCCAGTTTTGGTCCGAGGAGAAGAGTCTGAGGGCGTTAGAATCTGGGGTTACGGCAAGATGGCATACGAAAGTTTGCTAAAGATTGTCTTCGACCCAGACTACGGGGATATTACAGACCCTGAAAGCGGAAACGATCTTAAGATTATGTACGGAAAGCAGCCTGGAGCCAGCTTCCCACGGACAGACATCCGTCCTCGGCCTCGAAAGACGACTCTGTGCGACGACTCAACCGGTGGTGATGACCGCTGTGCAGAATTGCTTGAGTCGATCCCTGCTTTTGATTCCCTCTTTGAACGAAAGTCTTCTGGTGAAGTTTCATCGTTACTGGACACTTTCTTGGATGCCGACTCTACGGATAATCAGGTAGAGAAATACTCGGCCCCCAAGACTATGGCTGTTGAGTCTTCTACAGACTCTGTGGATGCTGCGTTTAACGATCTCTTGGGCAAAAATTAGGAGTAAGACTTGAAAGTGGCAAAACTAAGACCGGGGAATGTTTCCCTAGAAGAGGCAATGCGCCTCATAAACAAGAAGGCTGGCAGGGAGGTTGCTCACAACTTAAACAACCAAAATCCAACCGAAGTTACGGATTGGATTCCTACTGGGTCGAAGTGGTTAGACTCCATAATTTGCAAAGGTCGTTCAGCGGGCATCCCTGTGGGCAAGATCTGTGAAATTGCAGGTCTTGAAGCTACCGGCAAAAGCTTTCTAGCAGCACAGGTTGCAGCCAATGCTCAAGATATGGGCATCGACGTCGTTTATTTCGACTCGGAGTCTGCAATCGACCCTTCCTTTTTGGAAAGGGCAGGTTGTTCGCTGAACGGTTTGATGTATATCCAAGCTGAGTCCGTGGAGTTTGTTCTAGAAACGATTGAAGAACTGTTAGGTACGGAGAACCGATGGCTCTTTATTTGGGACTCTCTCGCTCTAACGCCGTCAGTCTCTGACGTTGAAGGGGATTTTAATCCTTTGTCATCGATGGCAGTAAAGGCTAGGATTCTCTCTAAGGGCATGTCTAAACTAACAGTGCCCATTGCGAATAGTAACGCTACGTTTTTAGTCTTAAACCAATTGAAGACGAATATAACTCGCTCACCGTCGGAGGCAATGACAACTCCATATGTTACGCCCGGCGGTAAAGCTATGCACTACGCATATTCTTTGAGGATCTGGCTAACTGGCAGAAAAGCAAAGGCTAGTTTCGTATTGGATGACAATGGTTTCCGAATCGGATCTGAAGTTAAAGTGAAGATCGAAAAGTCTCGTTTCGGGACCGCTGGTCGAACCTGCAACTTTAAGATCCTATGGGGAGACGAAGATATCGGAGTTCAGGACGAGGAAAGCTGGTTTGACGCGATTCAGATCTCAGAAAGACTGAAATCTTCAGGAGCTTGGTACACCCTTGTCCACAATGATGGCACCGAAGAGCGCTTCCAAAGAAAGCAATGGACTAATAAACTTCAAAGCGATAAGTTTAAAGAGTCTGTGTTGAAAATTATCGAGGATGATGTTATAATGAAATTCGATAAGAAACAAGGCAATGCTGCTGACTATTACGATAGTGAAGAGGTCCCACCTGCCGAGGAATAATAATCTTCGATTATTTCTTGGCCCCGCACCCCAAAGTGTTAAAAAAGATGCTTTGGGGTGCTTTTTTTTGTTTAGGAGTTTTTATGAAGAGAGCGATGATCGTAGATGCGCACAATCAGTACTTGAGGGCGTATATATCAGACCCGTCTACCTCTTATAGTGGTGAACACATTGGAGGCATCTGCGGGTTCTTGAAAGTCCTGAACAAGCTCTCTAGGGAGGTTAAGCCAGATCAAATAATTGTAGTTTGGGACGGAGCAGGCGGATCTCAAAGACGAAGATCTGCCAATAAGAACTATAAATCCGGCAGAAAGCCTCTCAGGTTGAATCGGGTGAACGCGAACTTCACCGCAGAACAGGAGACGGACAATAAGATTAGACAACAACTGAGGTCTATTGAGTATCTGAACAACTCGCCCGTAATCCAGTTTATGGAGCCCGCGATAGAAGCTGATGACGTTATCGCTTTTGTCAGTAAGTTCACAAAGTACAAAGAGTGGCAAAAGATCATTGTGTCGAGCGATAAGGACTTCATCCAATTGCTCGATGAAAAGACAGTTCTTTACAGACCTACACAAAAAGAAGTCCTTAACAAGAACAGTGTTGTTGAGAAGCACGGTATACACCCGAACAACTTTGCTTTGGCGAGGGCTGTTGCGGGAGATGTAAGTGACGGTTTGAAAGGGGTTCAGGGTGTTGGCCTTCCCACTGTCGCAAAAAGGTTCTCTTTCCTGGCGGAAGAGAAGGACTACAGTATATATGAGTTGTTAAGGTACTGCCAAACCCTGGCTGAAAGTTCCAAGATCAAGGTCTATGAGAACATACTATTGAATCAGGAAGTGATTGCTGGAAACTATGGATTGATGCAGTTGTCGTCTCCTAGTATATCCCCACAGACCAAGAACAAAATAAGAGACCAGATCGACAGCTTTGTCCCACTGTTCAATAAAACCAACTTCAGGACGATGATGTCTAAAGACGGATTCGGCCAGATAGGACTGTCTGACCTGTTCGCGTCGTTTAATCATACGGTAACACCCGAATAGGTTGACCCTCCCAAAAGCTTATGCTAATCTGGTTAAAACCAGGAAGGAACACAATGAATCAAGAAAAAGAAGACTTCTCCAAATTTGGAAAATCTTTCCAAGAGGACTTGTGTCAACTGATGCTGAGAGACAGACCATTTGCAGACCGAATGTTTGAAGTCTTGGACATTAACTTTTTGGAGTTAAAACATCTGCAGGTGTTCGTCCGTAAGATTTCCAGCTATCGCAAGAAATACAAGGTCCACCCCACAGAGAAGATCATGAGGGCTATCGTAAGAACAGAGCTTGTAACCGAGCCGGAATCTGTTCAAATAAGAATAAGAGATTATTACGCAAGGGTGGTTTCCTCTGAGCTTGAAGTGGAGGGTTCTGAGTTCATCAAGAACACTGCTCTTGAGTTCTGTAGAAAACAGAAGCTAAAAGAAGCTCTGATTAAGTCAGTTGATTTGATGAAGCGTTGTTCTTTTGACGAAGTTAGGAGCCTGATCGACAACGCGCTGATTCTTGGCAGCGATAATGATTTCGGGTATGATTATTTAAAAGACTTTGAAAAGAGATTCGAACTCAAAGCCAGAAACCCAGTTTCGAGTGGTTGGGTGGATATTGATAAAATCACCAAAGGCGGCCTAGGTAAGGGTGAACTAGGGGTTGTGATCGCACCAACTGGTGCAGGAAAGTCGATGGTCCTAGCACATCTAGGCTCAGCCGCCGTAAAAGCAGGCAAGAAAGTAGTTCATTACACTCTTGAGTTATCGGACGCTGTTGTGTCTTTGAGGTATGATAGTTGCATCACCGGAATAGAGCTTAACAACTTGCCAGTTTTCAAAGAAAAAGTGTATGACGAGATAAAAGACATCGCCGGCGCATTGATCGTAAAGGAATATCCGACCAGATCCGCGTCGATCGTCACAATAAAAAACCACTTGGAAAAATTAATAAATCGCGGTTTCGAGCCTGATTTGATAATTGTTGACTATGCTGATTTGATAAGACCAGAATCTTCTTCGAAAGATGAGAAAAGACACCAACTAGAGACTATTTACGAGGAGTTGCGAGGAATTTCTCAAGCTAATAGTTGTCCAATATGGACAGCTTCGCAAACAAATAGATCAGGTCTTAACGCCGAGGTCATTACAATGGAGTCTATTTCAGAGGCATTCAATAAATGCTTCGTGGCTGATTTTATCTTCTCTG